GATGACGATGCCGATGGGGTTAAGCGATAGCGCCAGGTTGTAGGCGTATTGGGCGGCGGTGAGGATCGCGGTGGTGGCCGCTGCAACCTTCATGGCGATGTTCACGGCGATGATGGCGGCTGCGAACGCTGCAATAGCCACGCCTGCAATGGCAACCACTGTGGCGTTCTCCTGAACGAAGGTCGCCATACTTTGCAGCACTGGGAGCAGCATGCTGATGGCCGGGAGCAGGGCCGCGCCTATGGCCTCTTTTGTCTCGTCAATCGTCACGCCTAGCGTGCGAAACTTGCCCGCGCCTGTCTCCGCAGCTTCGGCGGCCGCCCCGCCGGTAATCCTTGCAAGTTCCGCCTGGGCCTTCTCGAAATCCTTTGACTTAATAATGCCTTCGTCAAACCCGGGAATGAGTTTCTTTAGCGCCCCGAGGTTCCCGCCGTAGGCTTTGCCCAGTGCGGTGGTGACGGCCTCTAGCGGCTTGCCCGTCTGTGCTGATACGTCGAGGGCGATGCCCAGCAGGTCCTGCGCCTTCGCCACGTCGCCGGTTGCCGTTGCCAGTTTGCCAAGCGCCGGCCGCAGCTGATCGTCGGCAATGCCGACCTGCATGGACAGTTTGGTGATGTAGCCCTCGGCACTTGCAACGGCGGCATCAGTCGCCCCGGTGACGCGCTTTAGTTGCCCTGCCAGCAGGTCGGATGCCGCTGCATCCTCTATTGCGGCTTTTGCGAAGTCCACCGCTGCGGCCCCGAGGGCCACAAGGGCGATGCCTGCGGGAATGGCCGCTTTCTTTACGGCAAACGCTGCACGCTGTCCGTTGGTTTCGAGCTTCTTGAATTGCTTTAGCGCCGAGTCAATGCCACGCGAATTGAAGTCCGTAATGATCGGGATAGTGATTGCCATTACTGAATCTCCCTGTTAATGCGATCTACGGCAACCCCGAGAACGTCCTCGACGCCCTGGGCGATTCGGCCGGCGTGGCGTTCGTAGGCAGGCCATAGCAGGCGCGGTGAGGATGCGCGGAATAGCGGCCCCAGCGTCTTTGCCGTCGGTACCTCAAAGAGAACACCGGCAGGCTCGCCCTGGCTGATGTAGAGAACGGACGACTGGCCGCGCCGCGTCGAGGTCTTTAGCTTTACGCCTCGGGCGACCTTCGCGCGATCCCACGGAAATATGGCGTAGCCCTTCGGATTCCACGCCCGGGCCATGCCGCTTGCCGGAAGGGCGGGATAGCCTGCCTTTACCTCACTCAGCACGGGAGCCACTACCTCGCGCATGCCTTTATTGAATTCTTTGCGGTACTCGGGCTCAATCTTTCGCAGCAGTTTGATTGCCCCGGCCACACCTTCAATATCTGTGGACATTCCGATTGGCATCAGGTGCGGCGGCTTTCGTTTATTGCTCCGAGGACCGTAGTGAGGTCCCTAATGGTAAAGGGTACATCTGGGGGCCAGTAGCCGGTGCCTGCCAATACCTCAGCGAGAGCCCGCCTTACTGTTCCCCTGGCGTAGGGTTTGTGTTCTCTCCCTCCGCGTCCTCGATTGCCTCAATCAGTGGGTCATTCTGTAGGAAGTCGTCAAACTTGAGCGGGACCGTAATCCCTTGGTGTGCAGCTGCACGCCACACACAGAACGCTAGCCACCCCACCCGCATTTCCGATGCATTCGCCATGCACTGGAAAGAGCGGTCGTACTTTTCCTCAAATTGTGAGGCAACGTAAAGGCTCGTGATATCAACTTCGTGCGACTGGCCCTTATACAGAAGCGTGAATTGTGCAGGCATCTTTTCCCCTTAGTCTTTGCCCTACGGCGTGATGTCGCGAACCCAAGTACCGCCCGAGAACGACACTTCGTAAACCTGCAGCTCGCCCACGGTCATCGCGGTAGGTACATCAGGCAGCATCGTGTTCGTAATCGTATATTCGGGATTCGAAGCCGAGATTGCGCCAGCGGCAACCTTGACCACAATGACGGTATCGCCCTGGCCTACTTCAGCGTTTAGCGTGGCCTCAACCTCGCCAGCGCCGTAGGAAGCGTAAAGCGTGATGGAACCTTCGACGGTCTGAAGGCCCGCGACCATACGCTCGCCAGTGTCGCCAAAAGCGGTGGAGGTGAGCGGGTTAGAACCCAGCGTGAAGGTGATGGCGGAACACTGGTCAGTGAGGTCCACCCCACCGATGGTGATGCTATTGGGCTGCGACAAGTAGGTGGTGGTAGCCACTGGTTAGCTCCTCATGGTTGATACACGAATGGTGAGATCGAATGACGGAATATCCTGCCCGCCAATTGCCGTCATGGACGGCGTGCCGCTGATGACGCTGATTTCCGAATCCATGATGGTGTCGGCAGTCGTCATCAAGTAGTCGGACGCGTCCTGGTTGCCTGGGGGCGCGGCGAGTACCCGCAGACGAAACGTAATGTCTGCGATGTTGGAATTGAAACACTGAAACGTCGGCGGCTCGATGACGACAGACATAGGCCGCGCGTTCCGCGAATCAGTCACGACGGCAAGTCCGAGCGCCGTGAGACTGGCCGCGAGTGTCGCCTGGGCCTCTGCGAAAATGCCGGTAGCGCTCATGCGACCTGTGCCCGGTTCACGCCCAGCAGCTTGTTGATCTGGCCGTGGGTGCCGAAAGGAACCGCCCCGCCCATCTGGTCGAATGATGCGTAAGAATCTACGGAACCGCGCTCACGGTAAAGCGCCGCGCCCATCATGATCGTGCCCAGTAGAACGTCGGGCCCGGGGACCGTGGTGAGAGAGTCAAAGTAGCCCGATTCCCTGCGCCGGCGAAAGGCGAAAGCGTTGCCGGCATTCGTCGCCACCGTGACAAAGGCTTCGTCGTTCGGCGTGGCAGGGTCAATCCCTAGCCAGTCGAGTACGTCCTGGTCGCTTGCCCAGGTGCAGACGGGCGTAAAGGTAAGCGTGCCTTGGGGAATGACTGCATCCCGCGCTACGTCGTCATCTTCAGAAAAATACAGCAGCTGGTTAGGAAGGATGATCGCGGGATCGAAAAGCCAGTCGCCTTCCTCATTGACTCCCAGATAAAGGTACGTCGGCACGGCCTGAATTACGAACGTGCCGTTAAACCCGGGAACGCCAGTCACCGTGACCACCTGCCCCGTGCCAATCTCAGTCACTTCTAGCGTCTGAATGACGGCATAGTCATCTATGCGCTGCGCGTGAGTAATTGAGTATTCGGACATGGGGCAGGTGGCCTAAAGCGGTCTACGAAGCGATCACGAATTTCGAGGCATCCAGCATCAGCGTGGAGAAATAGCCCCTGAAAGCGATCGTGCGCGAGAGCGTCGAGGGAACGTCTACCGAAATGGCACCCTTCTGCTGCTCGTAGCACTCGAAGCCGGAAGCGTCGCCAATGATTGTGGTTCCGGCCGCAAAGTTGCGGTCTACCACGACGCGAAGGCCAAAGGCCATTCCCATGTCCGACGTTACGGCGAGGTCGCCGTAGGCGTTCATTGGGCCGATGTTCGGGAAAAGCGGGCGGTCGGAGGTGTCCGACAGACCGAGCAGGTTTCCCCAGCGGTCGGGGCTCACGAAAAGGTGAGTAGGCAGGTTGCCATTTGACGCGCTAAGGATCACCTGGGCAGATGTAGAAACCCAGAGTGCCCACGCGGCCGGGTCGGTGATCGATCCGACGAATGCCTCGTCAGTAGTCGCACCGGCGACAAGCGCGTCGGCCGCAATGTTGTCGGTCTGGTTCGCGTAAATGCGGCCCATGTCGTCAAGCAGCAGGCCGATTACCTCAGGCGTGGTGAAGTCGGCGGCCTGTTCCGAAAGTGTGACGTATCCGCCGACGGTGGCCTTGGTCACCTGAAGGTCGTCCACGACGAACGTGCCATCGTCAAGCGCGCTGTTTTCGGTGGACTGCACACCGATGGTGGTGTGGGTCGTGACCTTCGGGCGGATGAACACCTTGCCGCCGCCTGGCATAGCGCGGGCACCGATAGCGTCCACGACCGGGCGGTTGCCGATGAAGTTGTTGTACACCGGCTGCACAATCGGCACCGGCAGGATGCCGGGGAGGTCGGTGTTAATCACGTCGGGAGCTGCGGCCTGAATGCCTGCCTGCATGGCGTCAAACTTCGTGCCACCGGTCAGGAATGCGCTGATGTATTCGGCCGGCGAAGGCATGATAAACGGCCGCTTTGCCTCTGCGTAGATAATTGGGTTAGTGGGAATGGTGGCCTCTGCCGCAATGGGCTCAGCCGTTACGGCGTCGGACATTTCCTGCTCCTCTGTATCTGGGTCTGGGTCAGGGTCGGCCGCAGTCGCGGCCACCTGGGTGATTACTGCATCCTCATACGCGGGGACCGCTACCAGTGAAAGTTCCACCAGTTTGGCCTCCGTGACTGTCATGACCCCATCGGGGTCGGTCGAAAAGGTGATGGGCTGCGCGCCGACGCTCACGGAATCGTAGGCACCGGACTGGAGCAGGGCCACGGCGTCACGACTCGCGCGCGTGTCGGCCAGCGTGGCTTCGAATTCAAGGCCCTGCGGGGAATCGGTGAGGGTACTCACGACGCCACGAAGCTGGGTCATGTCGTGGTTCTCGATGAGCTTTGCGGCCTTCTGGGTAACGTCGAACGCGCCCCT